TCTGGATCAAGTACTCCTAACTCGGCGCGATAACTCCAATTCCAGATCTGGTTCAACAAATGGATCAGATCCGAGATTGTAGATACATCGCGGCGAATATAAAATGGGGTAACATCACGACCATCATCATAATGGCCTCCACAAGACTCCCTGAAAGTGCCGGTGTTAAAAGACTTGAGAGGATTAACCTCAAATCCTAAAACCGACAGCACATAAGTCAGGGTTGTGAACATGCCAGTGGGAACGATTAAATCGTCACCATAGACACTGATGATGCCCGAGATGCCTTCAAAATAGGCGACGGCCTTACAGATAACGAAGAAGAGAAGACTCTCCAATTCGAATGTAAAGCCGTTTCCCATCGATGAAAACATCTCGTTAGTATGTTCAATGCCATCAATGGACGTCACCTTCGACCGTAAACGGTCTAAAAGTGAATACCAATGTATCGGCAGTAATTCGAAAACCAACATCGTTGATATCGAATCGCTAGCCGAAGAAAGATCTAACGTAGCGAGGGAACCATTAATGGAACCCTCAAGCGCTAGATGCCGGTTTCGAGATTGATCGTTAAGATTAATCCCGAACCGACGGAGACAGAGACGAATAAAGTCTCCAACTCCTTTCTGCATGAACATATTCAGATCGGGCTCCTTAGCGGCGCAACGATCTATTTCAGCTGTTTTCGGAACGGTAAATAACACGTTACCGGGGACGACGTCGATGGACACATTACCATAATGTGCCCAGGCACGGGACTCCACTAGGAGACCCGTCGCTAATTCGACGGCATCTTCAGTTACATGTGCTTTGCCGACGAACTTCAGCGCAGGATGCGCCAAAGCTCTCATGCGACTCGTCGAAGCACCACCGGAGAATGTACCAAAAGTAACATCCGCCGGAGGCAACTCGCCGAGAATCCGTATGAGATAATATTGACAAAATGCTCTAAATGATTGCCACTCTACGCCAGGAATAATATTAAACCCTGGATCGAGAGATAAAAGGCGTTCATTCGTGGACAGATTAGTTGATTCAGTGGACAACCATTTATTGATTGCTCGCTGCCTGCGGACATCCGCAGGATCTGTTTCACTAGAGACAAACTTCTTGAAGACTTCTGTCTTTAAGTAGTTATTCCGTTTGGTTGAAGACAGAGTCTCCAAC